CTCAAGCAGCTAATGAAGCAGGATTTAAACATCGAAGTCAATATGAAGATACGGGAAGTTTCATTCCTGAATACGTACAAGATGTAGTTAAAAAAGGTTTTGGTACTAAAGAAGGTCTGAAGTACATGGGCTCAAAAGCCGGTGAAGGAGCGCTCGAAGGTTTTGAATGGTTTATCCATCAAATTCCGCATTTAATGAAAGAACTTGATAAACGCGGTTTAACAACGATGGACGGCCAAGCAGTTAATAAAATGCAAAAATATTTAAAAGAAAACAAAGGCAAAATGAACTGGATGGAATTGATGTACACTCCGAACTGGGGCGAAGAGTTCCTTGGTTTTAAAATGAACGATTATCAAAAAGAACAAATGCAAAAACTTAAAGATCGATTTGGAGAAACTGAAATTCCTGAAGGAATTGCATCAACGGGAACCGCTGCCGAATTAGGAGCAATGTTCGCAGCTGATCCTTTTATTATATGGGGAGCCGGCAGTAAGTTATCAAAACTTAAAGGTAAAAAAGATAAATTGGTGGATGTCGATGAAACCATCGATATTGGCAGAAGAGATTTTAATAAAAGCGTCGGAGCCGTAGGAGTGACAGCGTTCTTGGCTACAGCGTTTCCATTTCTTTTTAAAGCTAAGAAAAATATTACTGCGGCTAAAAACGTGGCTAAGGTAGCAGAGACCGTGAAACAGTTTGGTAATGTTAGAGGCATGCCGGATTGGCTGCCGTCTTTTATCTTGAAAGCTAAAAATAAAGGAACGCTAAAATCATTGCCTGATAAAGATTACATTGAGCCTTTGGTTTATGAAATAATGCTGCCGGTGAAACGAAGATATTATACTTCTACTAATAAGGACCGGGGAGTACACATCAAAAGTGATCCTGATGGTAACCCTATTACATCAAAAGGTGAAAAAGATCATTGGGGAGCTACAGGTAAACATACTGAAACTAGAATAGAAAAAGTTCCAGTTACAGTTACACACAATCCTAATACTGGCGAGATGACAGTGAGTTGGACGGGCACCGATAATTTTGGTGATGATATCGAACGATCCTTTAATTATAGAGCGGGAGAAACGGGCTCACAGAATTATGCCATTGATGAAACAGGAAAAGGAGTTTCTAAAGAACGAGTCGTCGTCGAAGAACCTGAGTTTCAATATACAGAACCGGATTGGAGTAGTGCAGGTCCTGATGATACTCCTGACTCTGCATCTTATTTAGACGCTTATGATGACGCAGATGAAATTGTTGAAGCGATGGAAGAATATGTAAAAGGAGTCGATGACAAATTTAAGACAAAAGCGGCTAACGATATGACACTTTATAATGAAACCGATATTCACTATGGTGATGCTGACGGAACTCAAAATATAGATGGTGATTGGATTGAAGGGGAGAATAACTTGCCGATTAAAGGAGTTGATGACAAACATATTAAAGACGTTTATCATCCTAACTGGGAGAAAATGAGAAAGGCCAAAATTAGAAAGAAAAAGGCCATGGGCGGCGTTGCATCAGGCCCTCCTCCTTTATCAGGACCGGTACCAGAAGGATTGCGTTCTTTAAAACCAGGTGCTATATACAACGAGTGGATTAAATAATGGCAAATACCCCAGACGATAAAAAATTTTCGCCTATGGATAAGGCGCTTCCGAATGTTCAAAATTTAGATTTGGACAAGGAAGATACTGCGCCTTCTGTAGACGTAAATATTGAACCGCCGGCTCCAGAGCCAGGTCCTCAAATTACGGATCTTGCAGATGGTGGCGCGGAAGTTAATTTCGATCCTAATCAAGTTACTCCTCAAAACCCTGATGATCATTTTGCTAATTTAGCAGATCTTTTACCTGATTCTGTTTTAGGATCCATGGGATCTGATCTTTATGAAAAACACATGGATTACAAAGCTTCCCGTAAAGAATGGGAAGATACCTACATTAAAGGATTAGATTTATTAGGATTTAAGTATCAAGTTAGAACTCAACCGTTTCAAGGGGCATCAGGAGCTACGCATCCTGTACTCGCAGAAGCCGTTACCCAATTTCAAGCTTTAGCTTATAAAGAATTATTACCAGCCGATGGCCCCATCAGAACTCAAACAATGGGATTACCTACTCCACAAAAAGATCAACAAGCGCAACGTGTTAAAAATTACATGAATTATATGTTGATGAACGAAATGAAAGGCTACGACGAAGATTTTGATCAAATGTTATTTTACCTACCACTCGCAGGATCCACATTTAAAAAAGTTTATTATGACGCTGTAGAAGGAGCGCCCGTTTCTAAATTTGTTCCTGCTGATGATTTACTGGTTCCTTATTCGGCAACTTCACTCGAAGACGCTGAAACGATCATGCACATTATTAAAATGTCACAAAACGAAATTAAAAAACAACAATTCGCGGGCTTCTATCGAGATATCGATTTAGGAACTCCGCAATGGTTTGAGGATCCTTTAACCGCTAAAGAAAAAGAAATTGACGGTCAAAAGAAAACTAAACCTGAAGATATATTTACACTCTTTGAGTGTCATACAAATTTGGACCTGGAAGGCTTCGAAGACGTTAATCCACAAACTGGAGAACCAACAGGTATCAAACTGCCCTATATCGTTACAATCGATTCGGGTAGCCGCTCAGTTCTTTCGATAAGAAGGAACTATGCGCCCAACGATCCAACCAAAAAGAAAATCCAATATTTCGTCCATTTCAAATTTCTGCCTGGACTTGGATTTTATGGTTTCGGATTAATACATATGATTGGCGGATTGAGTCGTACTGCAACAGTCGCTCTCCGCCAATTATTAGATGCTGGGACATTATCAAATTTACCCGCTGGATTTAAAATGAGAGGTATTCGTATTAGAGATGATGCTTCTCCTCTTCAACCCGGAGAATGGCGAGACGTTGATGCTCCCGGCGGAACTTTAAAAGATTCATTTATGAACCTGCCTTACAAAGAACCTTCACCGGTTCTAATGCAATTAATGGGAACAGTTGTAGCGGCAGGACAACGATTTGCATCTATTGCTGACTTAAATGTCGGTGATGGAAATCAAAGCGCAGCTGTAGGAACTACAGTTGCTTTATTAGAACGCGGCTCAAGAGTGATGTCTGCTATTCACAAAAGAATATACGCAGCACTCAAAGAAGAGTTCGCATTACTTGCAAAAATTTTTGGTCAATATCTACCTCCAGAATATCCTTATGATGTTGTGGGTGGGCAGAGAACGATCAAAGCAGCTGATTTTGACGAGAGGATTGATATTCTACCTGTTGCTGATCCGAATATATTTTCGCAAACGCAACGAATAAGTATGGCTCAAACTGAATTACAGTTAGCTATGTCAAACCCAAAAATGCATAACTTATACGAATGTTATCGTTCGATGTATGTAGCGTTAGGAATAAAGGACATCGATAAGGTGTTACCTCCTCCGCAACCCCCTTCGCCAAAAGATCCGGCGTTAGAGCACATTGATGCTTTAGCCCAGAAACCTTTTCAGGCGTATCAGGGACAAGACCATCAAGCACATGTCACAGCACATTTACACTTTATGGCTTTAAACATGGTTCGAAATAATCCAATCGTCATGGCTGCAATTGAAAAGAATATTCTAGAACACATTTCTTTAATGGCTGCCGAACAGATTCAAATGGAGTTTCCAGAGGAAATGAAGCAGTTACAACAGTTACAACAAATGGCTGGACAAATCCCACAAACTCCGAATAATCCGCAATCACAACAGATTCAAATGCAGATGCAACAAATTCAACAAAAGATGGAAGCAAGAAAAGCTCAATTGATTGCTGATATTAGTGAAGACTTCATGAAGGAAGAAAAGAAAATTACTTCTCAATTCGATCATGATCCATTACTGAAGCTTAAATCCAGAGAAGTAGACTTAAAAGCTATGGATACGCAAAGAAAAGATGAAGAAATGGAACAACGTAAGAATGTAGAACGAGCTAAACTTCTTTCCCGTGAAGGTATTGAAGATGATAAGCTTGAACAAAACGAAGAATTGGCTATACTACGAGCTAAAACATCTATGGCTAAGCAAGAGATGACGGATGAAACTAAAATAGATATTGCACGAATGAAAGCTAAAGACGTTCGTACATTAAAAGGACCTAGGAGGTAAAAATGGCAGATACAAAAGAACCTTTCTACAAAGGCGTTAACCAAAAACAATTCCTGAATAAGGAAGGCTACCTAAAAGGTGGTGTTGAGGTTAAAATTCCTGAAGGAATACCGACAGTTAATAAAG